GAAAAATCCGAGTCTTCTCCAACGTGGATTTCATGCAATTCTTCGCCGACAAAACCTACTTCGGTTGGTGCGTCGGATTCTCGAAGAACCATTTCGGGGAATTCCCCGGAACAGTCGGCATGGATCCCATGATCGGCTTCGGAGAAATGTATGAAGATCTGCGAAAGCATCCGAACATCTTCACAGGTGACTACTCTGGCTGGGATAAAACCCTCCCGCGGAGTGTCATGATCCTGGGGACCAAGGTCCTTGGAAACCTCGTCGATGCACACTTTGGAGCAGAGGAGGCGGCAATTGCCAAGTCCATTCTGCCCCAGATTGTGGATCGAATTGAGGTCTTCGACGGACATCTCATGGAGATCAAGGGATCCCTCGCTTCTGGCATCTGGCTGACGAACTTTTTCAATTCCCTGTGCAACCAACTCATTCGATTTGGTTGCATCATGTGGGAATTTGAAGATCGCCAGCTTCCGATGCCGGAGGTCAGTGACATCTTGCTCCACTGCGAGTCTCGAGATCACGGAGATGACGAAATCCAATCAGTCTCTAATGAATGGAAGGAAATGATCAACTATTTCACCATGAAGAGACAGAAGGCCAAGATCGGGATGAAAGTAACTCCCGCCACCAAGGATGGGAAGGAAGTTGCCTTCGAGAAATTCGAAGAGACTTCCTTCATCTCACGATTCCCGGTCGAAGTGGCCGGACGGATCGTGGGAGCTCTCAAGAAGGAGTCCATCGAACAGCAGTTGGAGTACAGCCGCGTTGAAACCGAGGCTGAGCTTTTTCAGCTCTTCGATGGCCTGCTTCTCGAGGCCTATCCCTGGGGGGAGCAATACTTCCAAAGGATTCGCACGAACTGTGTTGCCAATCTAAAAGCAAGGCACTACAAGTTCACGCACCTCCTGTCCTACGCCACAGCTCAGAACGAGATGTGGAATAGGCTAGGAGCAGCTCGTTGTGCTACCACGAGCGGGGCGAAAGACGTTAGGATTGAAGAAATCAGTTCTCACGAATCTTTGGAGGGTCACCCGACTAGCGCTCAGACTCCCCCAACACCCGCAATGGATAGTGTCAACCACGTGTTGCGTTTCCTCTCCTGCGACGGGGCCTACAAGGCCCCCACCCGAGCCAACCTCCTTGTCGAAAAGGGGTTGAGAAAGGAACAGAAGATCGAGGGAAAGATCACCCTCCTCTTCCTGGACATCTTTGGGAGTCCTGCCACCAAGGCTCCGGAGCCATGCCAAATGAAAGTGCTGTGCTCCAAGCTCGCTGAAAGCTTTCCAACAAGCGAGCATGT